CTTGCAATATCAGCGATTGAGGGTTACCCAGACGCAATTGATCAAGTTCGTGGATTTGAATTATCTGCGGATGGAAATAATCAACCACCTGTTAATAAAGGAAATGCATCATCAATTTCAGCAGCAGTAAGCCTCAAATAAATAACCAATGAGTGAAAAAATACAAGAGGCGCAATCACCTGAATGGTTCGCAGAAGTCCTCGAAAGGGCTAAGGCACACGGCGACCGTAAGCGTGTTGAGTATTGGAACCCACAAGGGGCTGCAAAGGCTCTCTGGCTGCTTGCACAGGGTCGTAGCTACTGTGCCATAGCAAAGGAGACTGGGATCGATAGGAAGACCATCAGGAGCCTTGAATGGAGGCACGAGGACACCCTAGAGACGAAGCGTAAGGATTTCTCTCGCAAGTATGCCATCGCTGCCGAGGAATACACCGATTTACTGTTTCAGAAGGCAGAGCAGCTTGCTGACGATCCAGATCAACTCAAGAACATCTCACCCGACCGTCTAGCCCTCACAGTGGGCATTATGACGGATAAGGCTACGCAGCTTGCTGGCATGGCAGGCGTGGTGATCGAGCATCGTAAGGGGGCATCTATTGAGGATGCTGCCATCATGATCGCACAGGCTAAGGCTAAGATCGCCTCCCGTATGTCCAACGTGATCATTGATGTAGCATGAAGTGGCGTTCGCACCAGATACTGACCCCACCGTCCGAGGATGAGATCGCGGAGATGGAGCCAGAGGAGCTTATGGATATCCATCGGATATACCACGAGGCTATTGAGAACGCTGATAAAGATCCATTTAGATACGGATTCCGCCTACCCCACTGGGGTAAGGCAGAGGAGCAGCTATCCGAGGTCACTGAGATCGTAGCACTAGGAGGTAACAGGTCCGGGAAGACCCAATGGGGTGCATTCTCCATCGTCCGTGCTGCGGTAGAAAACCCAAACTCCGAGATCTTTTGTTTCGCACAGACATCTGAGGTGTCCATTCGTCAGCAGCAAAGTGCTGTTTACGACTGGCTACCAGCAGAGCTAAAGACCAAGCAGACATCCGCTGGTGCATACATCAGTTACACCAAGAAGAACGGGTTCACGGACGGAAGTCTAATCCTCCCCAACGGGTCGCAGATCATCTTTAAGACCTATTCCCAGTATCAGAACAACCCTACCATCTTGGAGGGTGCCGAACTCGGTAGCAGATCACCCGTGTGGCACAATATCGGTGTCTGGCTGGACGAGTATTTGCTCGGACCGGAGCTTATCAACACGCTGAGATTTCGACTAGCCACGAGGGACGCAAAGATGCTGGTGACGTTCACGCCTATCGATGGCTGGACAGAGGTCATCAAGGAGTATCTCGACAGTGCTACGACCATCGAGTCCCGCCCTGCGGAGTTACTCAAGGGTGAGCTTGTCCCCTACATCCAGAGGTCAAAGAAGCGGAATGCTTCGATCCACTACTTCCACTCGCAGGACAACCCATTTGGAGGCTATGAGCGTATCAAGGAGGCTCTTGAAGGCAGGACACGGGAGGAGATCCTCATCCGTGCCTACGGAGTCCCTGTGAAGTCTCAGGCGACCAAGTTCCCCAAGTTTAATACTGCCGTAAATGTAATTCCAAAGGATCAAATTCCAACTAAGAACGTCACGAGATACCAGATCATCGACCCCGCCGGGGCAAAGAACTGGTTCATGTGCTGGGTGGCCGTGGACGAGACTGGAACCTACTACGTCTACCGCGAGTGGCCTAGCGTCGAATACGGTGACTGGGCGGAGTGGAAGAGCGGTAAATGGATACCCGGAGAGGCAGCAAAGGGTCTTGGATACGGCATCCGTGACTATGTGGAGCTAATCCAGAACTACGAGGAGGACGAGGAGATATTTGACAGGCTAATTGACCCAAGGCTAGGTGCAGCTCGTTACCAAGCTTCTGACGGGGCTTCGTCGATCATTGAGGACTTGGGTGAGATGGAGATCATATGCAATCCAGCACCGGGCTTAGAGATCGAGGAGGGTCTACAGGCACTCCTAAGTAAGATGAGCTACGACACAAGCAAACCCTTAGACTCGGTAAACAGACCACACTTTTACATATCGCAGGACTGCGAGAACATCATCAGGGCGTTAGCCGAATACACGGGTGAGCAAGGACTCAAGGAGGCATGGAAAGATCCTATTGACGTGCTTCGTTATGCTGCCATTGCTGACCTAGATCACGTTGACTCAAAGAAATCACAAGTAACAATACAAGGAAATGGTGGATATTAATTGCTGGAAACAGAAAGAAGTTGCAGAGAAGCTCGGAGTAAAACCTTCCGAAGCTAAGGCATATCGTGACGAGTTCCTTAAATTTGGAATTGATTGGGATAAGAATGGGGCAACCATCTACTGGACAGACCACGCACTGTGGATGTTCAAGAAACACCTAGTCACCCCGGTTACGAATTCCGAAGAGATCGAGGTGTTTATCATCGAATCGGCAAGAAACCCACGATTCGTCTACGGCGACCTAAACGGTAATCGTATTGCAATCGAATGCCCACAGAAATTCTCCAGTAAGATCATCAAGAAGAAGGTCAAAGTCTCGGTTCGAGAAGAGAACGGAGAACTTTATTACAGTTACAATCCATGAAATCTAAATCACCAGAAAATATTATCGACGAGTCTCTCGTCTATTTGTTCAACGAACCAGACATCGACACGTTACGAGGCGCGTATGAGAACTGCCTCATAGACCTCGATGAATACTTTGAGATCTGCAATCGCAGCTACGAGGATCGTCGCAACATCTGGGACGGTAAGACCACAGACCTACGCAAGAACGGCTCTAATGCCTTCCCGTGGGACGGTGCGTCTGACATGGAGGTTAACGTCATTGGAGAGCGTATTGATGCGTTTGTGTCGATCCTAGACCAAGCACTAACCCGCAGCCACATCAAGGCATTCCCAACTAGCACCACATCGATCCCAAGGGCCGCACTGGTATCCTCATTCCTCAAGTGGATGAAATCCAGCTACATCCCAGACTTCAAGAATCAGATGGAACTGGGTGCCAACTACCTGCTCGAAAAGGGCATCATGGTCACCTATGTGGGCTGGAAGCGTGAGAAACGCACATTCCTGCAGGACGTGTCCTTGGAGGAGCTTGCACAGGTATCCCCAGACATGGCAGAGATGATTATCAACGCGACAGATGACGAGATGCTGATCGACATGATGATCCAAGCATTCCCGCACATGAACGCGAAGCGTGTTAACAAGTTCCTGCGTGAGATCCGCAAGATGGGCAAAGCAAGCATCCCTGTCCCTCGTATGTCGGTAAACTGCCCATTCGTTCAGTCGTGTGCGCCAGATGGAGAGGTTCTCTTCCCATCATACGTCATCGACCCACAAAAGGCACCATACATCTTCTGGAGGACGTTTGTGACGGCTCAGGAGCTTGAGAAGAAGGTAGCCTCAGAGGGCTGGGACGCAGACTGGGTCAGGAGTGCTATCGAAGACCTTCGCGGTAAGGATTCGTATTATCTCGACGGACAGAAGGCTAAGAGGTTCACGAACCTTCCTATCGCCAACGATGAAGACCTCGTGATGCTTGTTTACGCCTATCAGCGTCTGATTGACGAGGATGGTGCCGAGGGCATCTACTGCACGGTCTTCAACCCGAACGTGGATGGATACGCCAAGACTGAGCTGCTAAATGGCTACGATGACTATCCATTCGTCACAACGCGCCTCAGCTACAACCAGAACCGTATGTATGAGGTTCAGACGTTCTCTGACATCCTCCGTGGATCACAGCTACAGATCAAGACGGAGCGTGACAGCCGGATCGACAGGGCAAGTCTAGCTACCCTCCCTCCGCTGATGCACCCGGCAGGTAGACCACCATCAGATTGGGGTCCGGGTCGCAGGGTTCCGTATCGTCGTCTTGGAGAGATTGCATTCGGACCAATCCCACCACCGGACAACGGATCGATGGAGATCGAGATGTCGATGAACGCGCAGGCAGACAGGGCAGTAGGACTCGACATGAGCAGCCCTATCTCGGCCGTCCGTCAGCAGTTCTTCGTCAACAAGTATCTAGACCACGTCAAAGACGTTCTGGGACTCGCATGGAAGCTATTCCAGCGCATGGGACCTGACGAAATCTTCTTCCAAGTTACCGGCAACCCTAACCCGCAAACGATGACCAAGGGGTCACCAGATGAGAACTACTCGTTCAGCGTGTCCTTCGACTCACTCAGTGCAGATCCGGATAATGCCGAGTCACGCATGAAACAGATCGGAAGTCTCGTGCAGTTCGACCGTAACGGCCGTATCGACATGGACAAGTTCCTAGAGTTTGCAGCCATGAGCATCGACCCCGTGTTTGGTGACTACGTCCTGCAACCTGCCGAGGAAGCTACCGCGAAGGTTCAGAAACAGGTCACAGACGACTTGGCAAAGATCTATGCTGGTATCGAGATGCCTGCACAGCCAAACGGCGCGCAGATCGCCATGCAGATGCTTCAGGCATACGCACAGCAGCCTGACGTTGCCCAACGCGCACAGAGTGACGAGGCATTCGGGGCAAGACTTCAGAAGTATGCGGAGCAATACCAGTTCCAGATGCAACAGATGGAGAACGCTCAGATCGGGCGTATCGGAACGGCACCTGCGGAGATGGGTGGAATTCAAACACAAGGAATGAATCAACAACAATAATATGAAACAAGGACTATACGCAAACATCAACGCAAAGAAGGCTCGTATCAAAGCGGGATCTGGTGAGAAGATGAACAAGGTTGGCAG